TTGTGTCTCGCGCTGAAAAGAAATCTATTCCGGCGCCGAGTGCGCCGCTTGCGAGACTACCAAGTGAGAATCCCATATTTCCTCCTGCTGGTTTGCTAACTGGGATGGTTGGTATTGTGGGCGCGCCGTACGGTGACGGCGGCCCATATCCATAGTCTAGATCGGCCATGATCAGAAATGATCGATGTAGCCAGGTACACCGTATACCGGCATGGGACGAGCACAACGAAGGCCGAAATTAAAATCGGCTATGAAGTCGGGCTCATCTGTAACCGCTTTTATGCGATCCATTGGCACATCTTCTTCGATGAAGGTTTGGTTTAACACTGGTCGTGTTTCGAACTCCTGTGCAAGGTGCCAAATGTCCAGTGGCTGTGCTGCAGCCGATCGAAAAGAGCCCGTAATTTGGCTGGGCTTATATCGGTATTCGGCATAGCGTTCCTGGTAGGCGAAAATGTCATCATCAGCCGCGGTACCGTCGGCGAATATTTCACGTGACTTTATTTCCTGCTCCCCTAGGTGGGCGAGCGCAGGCCAAAAGAAGTCATAACGTGTTTTGCGTGACCACATACGATTGACGCATTGCTGGTAAGTCAAATCAGCACGAACGCATACCATGCCGATGATCGTCATGTGTTCTGTGAAGGATTGTGTAAATCCATGATTGGTTGCCGCTACGGTTCCGTATGCGGCTAAGTTACCCTGTGGAGTAACGTCCGGGACTATCCCTGTGGGTGTGTTCTGTGGGACAGAAGCAATATTAATATAACTACGGCCGCCTCCAAGGTATTCAGGTCGTTGTAAACGATAATCAGGTGAAGTGACATTAAAATGGGCTCTTATCACTTCTGTGTAACGTGTGCCGCCTCGGGCGTCACGCTCTAACAATCGCTGTGTCTGAAAAGCCTCACGTAGCGAATTGATGGTTGCGGCTGTCGCGTTGCTCAAATCCGCGAATACGTCCGGCGTAGTGCCGTCCGAAGTATTCATAAAGATGGTATTGCCGGTATCCGTTGAATCGTAGAAACCGGGACCATACGTTGTGCTATTGCCTTCGCTGTCGAGTACTCCGGGTTGAGTGCCAGGTGCTGCTGCACCGCCTGTACCGATACCCAATACGGGTGCAACGGTACCGAGAGGAATATCAACGGATTGTCCTTTCTGTGGAAAGGGGAGTGCGCCGGTAAAATAGTCTTTACGTTTTCCGCGGCGTACTAAATTGTAATCTGATCGAGGGTCTGGCCCATCGTCAGTATTTTGTATTAGTGAGTCAATGAGGTTTTCGTCGCGAAACCACTCATTGTAGATGAAGTTGTAAGCCCTGAAAGGGAGCGCCGATACACTAAGTAAATCGGGCTGGACGTTGATGGGCAAGCCCATATAGTCCCAGAGTGTGCCAACGCCCAAAGGCGTTGTGCCTGTTATTGTCGGGATTGTGAAGTCGATAGAGTCATCCGGGTTCTGTTGATATCCACAGAATCTTTCCCAGTTGTCCCATAGCAAACGATTGGGACAGGCAAAGAAGAATGATTCAAGAATGATGTTGTCCATTACTGGTTTTATCGGCGTAGCTATACGACCGAATGCTGTCATCGACATGCGAAACGTGTCACCTGGCAACGCTTCGTCGACGTAAACAGGTACGAGTATCGATGAGTTGAAAGTAGTTTTTAAGCCATGAGAACGATCAAATACAGATCGTTTTATGTTGGCGTCGGGCACCATCGAAAAGTTGTGGTTGCCTTTAGAACGTGAGTATTTGCGAGACATGATGATTACCCTTGCGGTTTGGTTTCTGCGAGAACTTCAGCAGCCGAGGACATGCGCGTCGGTACTGCTGTGGTTGTTTGGCCGGTTACGTCGTCGTACTCACCGACCATGTAGAGACAGAAGTCTTCCGGACTACGTTTGTAGCGATTGTCATCCTGCCCAAACATTACGAGATCACGCCACATGCGAAGGCCTGCTTCGATTGTTGCCTGCGTGAAGGGTGCGCTGTATGTGTCTAGTGCTTTGTCTTTTACTGCGAACATTTTGTAAATCATTTTTTTCCACCTATGAGTTATAGAGTTTGTAATTGGCTGTCTGTATTTTTTCACGAGCTTCCATGCGCTCAATATTTGCTTCGCTATATTTTGTAAACACCTCCTCTTTTCTTTCGTTGCGTAAGGCTTCCATTTCATCTGGAAACCATTTTTCGTAGAGTTTGTTGAAGTACTGCGGTGGTGGGATCTTTACTCCCTTACCGTTCGTAACATACCCCTTCGGGTATAGATCCTTATAGTATTTTTTAAGCCAATCGGAACCGATTCCTGGGTTGCGTGACATACGGGCGAATTCCGGGTGTAGGTTGACGATTTCTCCAGTGTCTGTGTCGACCCTTTGATACCATGAGCCGGCTTTTTCGCCGGTGATTTTTTTGATTGCGTATTTTGAAACGTAGGCTGCTGCTTCGAGCGAATTGTTTTGGACCGTCGCATGGCCGTGGGGCCATAGCTTCGTAAGAATGACGCTGTTATCAATTGTGTAACTGCCCCGATCGAGATAGATGCGACGATCAGGAAAGTCATAACCGAAGATGATAGCGTGATAGTGGGGTCGGTCAAATTTGCCGCCGTACTCACCGACGCCGTAATAGCGGATGCGAGTAGGCCTAAGACGTTTGCGAAAGCGTCGGATAAACCGATTGAAATCTGTCGGGTTGAGTGAGTCATTTTCGGGGATATTCTCCTCGTCATACGTTAGGGTGATGAAGCATGACTGTGTATGTGAAAGGCCTTCGACGTGCAGTCGCATTGCCCATGCGCGTGCTTTGTCCAGTCGGCAGCCCATGCACTGCCCACATGGCAGTGCGATTGGGTGAGTACTACCGCTAGGAGAAAAAGTGACAGGACGCTTACCAACTGAATTTTTCTCGAAGGATTGGAATGCCAGGAGCGGTTTGTTGCATGACATGCACGGTTAGAACCTGATGCCGCCGCGTGATACTGGCGATTTGTAATTAACCTTGCGGCTTTTTGAGTATTTGCGGAACACTTTCCGCGATTTGCGTTTGTTCATTGATCTGCGACGCATTGTTTTTACTCCAGTTTTTGTGAAGGGATATATAACAAAATTTATTTTGCCTGAGATTATTTGTAGATTGCAAGAACTTTGTTCTGCAGGGAGTGATTTTTGGTTGTTTTTGGTCCGGGGGACCAGTGGGAACAGTTAAATACAAGATTATATATTGTTCCCTCTTTTTTGGTGTGCCGCAGTAAGGTCGTTCTACTCTGTTTTGCGGCGATGTTTTTTATTTGTAGTGTAGGGGTATTGATTTTTTGGTTTGACGGCATAAGCGTCGTTGTGTGTGCTCTCAGGCATAAGAATGAACCCCCTTTCGGGGGTTCAATGTAGATTTGCGACTTTTAAGTCTCTCAGGCTCTACGAGCCTCTCACGGTGGTGAATTTATTTACGCCTGGTCGGATCCAGTCGTCGGCGTATCCGCTGGTGCGGTCGCCGGTGTTGATTCTGGAGGCGAAACGCCTCCCGTATTTGTAGGATTGTTATCGCTGTCGCTTGACTCAGATCGCATAGCTGCTGCTTGTCGTTGCTTTTCGGCATATTCGATAAATTCTCCTGCGTCTTTGAATTGATCGGTAATTGATTTCGGTAGATCTTCGTACGCTGCCAGAGCAGCGTTCATTTGTTCGCGGACTTCGGCGAATTCGCCTATTTCGCTCACATCTTCGTAGCGGCCCTCACGGCCCGCTGGTAGTACGCCAGAGGTTCGATACCTAGATATTATTTTGTTGATGTTTGTGGTTTCCTGATGACACTGCTCTACACGTGTCTCAGTACCTGTGTTGACCCTTACGGGTGTTCTGCGACCCACGTAGTGGATCGGAATGTAGTCGTTGACTTTGGCCATATGATTTTTTCTCTTTGTCATTTGAACATGCCTTTTAAGAACCTGCCGAGTGATGCTGCGCCACTTGCCGCAGCTCCTGCAGAACCACCTACCGAGAGTGGGCCATATATTTCGGGATTATCCCGTGCCCACTTCGAAGTCACTTCGTTTTGTGTTGCTTGCGCGTTTGTGTTTCTTTCGATTGCTTTGGCAGTCCCTGCCTGCGCTATTGATTGGTCGTATTGAGCACGTCTAAGACGTTGCTGTGATGTCAGGTCAAAAGCCTTTGACACTTGATCACCTACTGCTGGTGATTTTAACGTCGGTTGTGCTCCACCTGGGGTGGATGCACCGCCCTGCATATAGGCGAGCATAGGATTGATGCCAGCTGCGCGCATATCTTTGACTGCGCGCTGATAGGACGTGTTTGACAGTCTTTCCTGAAAGCGCATCTGCTCACGCGCTAACGCTTTCGCTTTTTTGTTTGTGTCTCGCGCTGAAAAGAAATCTATTCCGGCGCCGAGTGCGCCGCTTGCGAGACTACCAAGTGAGAATCCCATATTTC